ATTGCTTGTCCCACAAATCCTAGTCTAAATATTAAAGATATAATAGTATCAAATACAGGTTCTGCATTAATGCCGGAAGTAGAAGTTATAATCAGTCAAAACAACGTAACATTTGATAATACTAATATAAGTGTAAGGACCGCGCTAGCACTTGCATTCTAGAAACAATTAAATAAAGTAACTTATGACAAATATAGCATTAACATACGGAGAACGATATACATTTGCAAAACAAGGCACCGTCACCGTAATTACAGATTCTACCGATTCAGCTGAAGGCACAAAAATTATCAACAACAATTTAACGTTGTCAGGCAGCACTTCTAGAAAAATATTGATTGACACATCAACTAGCACAAATGATGCATTTGTTCATTTTAAATCTAGCGGTACAACCTTTACAGCCGGCGTTGACGGATCCGAAGATTCGTTTACAATCAGCACCAACACCAGCTTAACAGGACCTGGCAGTACTTCAACTGCATTACGAATACCCGACGTCACATCACCAAAAGTACATTTTGATCATGGAATAGTATCATCCGGATCTATTATTATAACACCATCTGATGTTCTGAATTATGCTACTGATGCGGCTGCTGCTGCAGGCGGAGTTCCAGTAGGGGGCTTATATAGAAATGGAAGTGTTATTCAAATAAGAGTAACTTAATAAGTTACATATTTATAATAAAATTAAATAGTCAAAAATAATGAACCAATCTAACAAAACAACAATACTTTTTCCAGGCGGATTCAAACCATTAACTGGAGCACACCTTGCATTAGCACAACGTTATGCTGAAGATCCTGCAGTTGACCAAGTAATTTTGTTGATTGGCCCAACAGAACGACAAGGAATTTCTCGCAGCAAAACAATTGAAATATTTAATCTATTAAATTCTGATCCAAACATTAAAATACAGTCGACTGAATTTAATTCTCCAATAACAGCCGCATATGAATATCTTTTTGCATTACCAAAAGATGCAACGGGAAGATATGCAATGGCAGCTTCAACTAAAGGCAATGATTATGTTCGTGCCAAAGATTTTGTTCCAAATGTAGATAAGTATGCTACAATTGGCGATAAGCAAGGACGTACAATTCCTAGCGGTATCAACGCAATTGAATTAAGCATCAATGTTGATCCATTAACATATACTAACGGAGAACCAATATCAGCAACAATTGTTCGACAATCAATTCAAGATAATGATTATGATACATTTCGTTTATCATATCCACAATTTGAAGATGCACTAGTTAAAAATGCATGGCAAACACTTAAAGGAGTTCAAGAAGCATTGTTTTCAAAAAATTGGTGGACTTCATTATTGCAAGAAGAAGTAGACGAAGTTTTTGCTGCAACAATGAATAACGCCGAAACTGCAAATCACAAAAAAAAGATCAATAAACTCAATAAATTTTTAGATCGCAAACAAGATGCATCATTTGTTTATGATTTTGACCAGTTTCCTAAAACAGTAATGGGAGTATCATTAACAGAAGGCGGCGCAGCAGGACACATGGCACACCCATGGGATGATCATGGACTATCATTTAATGATATGAAAGAAATTGTGTCTAGAGCATTAGAAGGACGTTTAGATATTGAAGAAGCAGTAACTGAAAAGACTGATGGACAAAATATTTTTGTAACTTGGAAAAACAATGAAATTGGTTTTGCTCGAGGAGTTGGTACTATAATTAATCCAATGACAACATCTGAAATTATTGCAGATTTTCAACGCAAACAACAAAAAGCTATAGCAGAAAAAGGAGCTGACGCGGGAGTAAATTATCAACGAGTAGTAGATGCATATCAGGCCTGCGCTGAAGATTTAACAGAAGCATTTGGAATGATTCCAGCTGATAAATTAAATCAAATATTTAAAAACGGAAAAATATTTGCTAACATGGAAATTATTTATCCAGCAACAAAAAATGTAATTTCATATGATAAAGCTCATTTACAATTTCATAATTTAGCTGAATATGATGATGCCGGAAAAATAATCGAAACTGATTTAACCGGCGGATCGATGATACAAGGCATTATACAAGATGCAAATGCACATATGCAAAAAACATTTTCATTTATTCCACCACAGCAAATAAAATTAGGTAAAGTATATGATTTTGAAGATCAACAAGCAGCATTCTTTAGCGAAATTGATCAACTACAAAATAAATTTGGACTACAACCAACTGATCTTGTAACTGAATATCATAAGGCGTGGTGGAGCGATGTAATTAAATCAAAAGCACAAACATATGCATATGATATTCCAGATAACATATTAGAATCATTAGTATATCGATGGGCATTTAATGTTAAATCAACCAATATTACAATTCTTAAAAAAGGAATTGACAATCCGGAATTTGCAAATTGGGTAGCTGAGTTTGATAAAAAAGATTTTAAAGTGTATCAAAAACAAAACATGGAACCGTTTGAAAACATCTTTTTAAAGTTAGGCGCAGTTGTATTAAAAAATGCAGAAAATTTCTTAGCAGCAAATCCATCTGCTACGGTTCAAGAAATAAAACGTGAATTAGCTGAATTAACTAGAGAGTTACAAGCAAAAGGTGATGTTGCTACTATTAAAAAATTAGAACATGAATTACTGCGTTTACAAAAATTAGGAGGGTTTGAAGCAATTGTACCATCAGAAGGAGTTGTATTCGTATATGGTGGACATACATACAAATTAACAGGTGCCTTTGCCCCAATTAATCAGATACTAGGAGTATTGAAATATACACGATAACATATTTATATAAAAATGGATTAGACTCATGGCTGAAAAACATAAAAGCAAATACAAAAAACCGGAAAATAAAAAACCTACATATCGTAAAGATCTTAAAGATTATACGTTCGATGATAAAGACGGTAAATTAAACCCTAGAACTACAGGCGATAAACAACTTAATGTTTTGCGTAAAACTGACAAAGAAATGCAAGATGATGGAAAAATGTATCCAACATATGCTACTGATGATCGTTTATATAAAGATATAGAAGATGGTGATTATGATCCAAAGACAGCAGCAAAGCGATTAAAAAAACGTCAGGATGATGAAGAAAAATTGACAAAAGATGTGCTTAAAGATAAAATAGAAAATTTAACTAGAGAAGGAAAAGAACGTTTAGTTAGAGAATATATACGTAGAAACATAGTTAAAATATTAAAAGAACAACCAACACCTCCAGCTGAAGAGCCTGTTGAAGAGCCAGTAGAGCCTGCAGCTGCTCCAACTGACCCAGCCGCTGCACCTGCAGATCCAACTGCTGCTCCAACTGACCCTGCCGCAGCTCCAACTGACCCAGCTGCCCCGGTCGACCCAGCAGCTGCTGCTCCAACTGACCCTGCCGCACCTGCAGCACCAGAAACACCTGCAGCACCAGAAACACCTGCAGCACCACCAAAAACAGATGCTGAACAACAAGAAGCTACAAATATTATTGCAGTTAAAAAATGGTTAGATTTTTTAAAAACTAAACAAAAGAAAGGTCCTTTATCATTAACTAAAAATGCTATTTCTCCATTAGCATCCATGATAAAAAAATTAAGTCCAGAAGATGCTGAATTAGCAAAAAAATTAGCAATTCGTCAAATTAACAATATTACAATTGTATCAAATGACGATGAAACCGAAACTGCATAATAAAATAAAAAACCATGTCTAAAAAGTTACAAAATGTTAAAGCTGTTCAACAAATGTTGGACGGCAATCATAAATTCCAAACTAAAAAAACAACGGGATTTAGTGATGCAAAATTAGTTGCACAAAAAAATGAACGTCATGCAATTGGAGATATATGGGAAGAAACTGATTCAACCGGCAATATATTTGTTATAGAACAACGTGATGGCTATCGAATCAGAAAAACAAAAAACTCAGAAATATTTCAAGAACTACGTGATGATTTAAAATCATTTCCTAATTGTAGAAAAGAAATATGTACATGTCCTGGCACGCATCGGCTCGATAAAAAAATGCAAATAATTCATAAAATGTGTTTTGATTGCGTAATTGATATGGAACATGAAATGACAAAAGCTGGCACATATGAAGAATATTCTAAAAACAAAATTCGTGAAAATGCATTAGCTTGGTTAGCTTCAGCTGAAAGAGATGTCGACATGTTAAAACAAACATATACTCAGGCAGCTGAGTTTGTTACTAATAGTGAAGGTGCATTAGAAACGTGGGGCGCAAAAATGACGCCAGCTGAATTTGAAGAAACAGTGTTAGCACAATTTAATAAATTTAAAGAAAACTTTTTAAAAAACTTAGACGGAGAAACAAATGAAAACAATTAAATTATATTGGAAATGGATAGTTGCCGGACTAGTAGCAATATTAGGTATATTAGCAATTACACAATCAAAACGTACCAATAAAAAATTAGAAAAAACTGCAAAACAAATTGATGATAACAATCAACAAATTGATATAATTCAAGGTAAAACAGAATTAGTTGAAGAACAGCGTGTAACGGTAAAACAAAGTATTGCAAAAAAACAAGCAACTATTGATGAATTAAAAACAGAAAAAGAAACAATTGCGATTGAACCTGTTGAAATCGAAGATGCTAAAGAAAATATAATTAAAAAAACACGACGAGGACGTACATCAAAATTATGAAAAAATTTATAATCATATTATTATTTCCAATCATTGGGTTTTCACAAAAAACAACAAAACCCGACACATGTTTTACTCAACAAGAACTTGCTGATATATCATTTGTATTGGATTCACTTTGGGCTGCTGACGACATTAATAACAAATTAATTTGGGCGTATGACACAGTATTACTTACACAAAATACTTTAATTAAATTAGATTCAATACAATTACAGTATAAAGATACTCAAATTAAATTGTTGCAAGACAACGTTGATTTATATGTAGCTCGAGAAAAATTATTACAACCAAAGTGGTATGATAAAAAAGGTTTGTGGTATGGAGCAGGATTTTTATCAGCATTAGGCGCTGGAATATTAGTTAATCAACTTATAAAATAAACAGTATGTCTGCAACTATAAAACAGATTATTCAGCAACAATATATGATGTGTGCTAAAGATCCTGTTTTTTTTATGCGACAATATTGTTATATACAACATCCAAAAAAAGGTAAAATTAAATTTAATCTTTTTCCATTCCAAGAAGATTCATTAACTGATTTACGAGATAATCGATACAGTGTTATACTTAAATCAAGACAGCTAGGAATATCAACACTGTCAGCAGGATTTGCATTATGGAGCATGTTGTTTGCAGAAGACTTCAACGTACTAGTTATTGCAACAACACAAGAAGTAGCAAAAAACCTAGTAACCAAAGTGCGAGTAATGCACGACAATTTACCTAGTTGGTTAAAAGGTACAATTGAAGCAGACAATAAATTATCTCTTAAATTTAAAAATGGCTCACAAATTAAAGCAGTATCATCTGCTACAACGGGAGCACGTTCAGAAGCATTATCATTGCTTATTATAGATGAAGCAGCATTTATTCGTAACATTGAAGAAATTTGGATAGCATCGCAAGCAACACTATCAACAGGTGGCGGAGCTATAATTTTGTCTACACCAAACGGAGTAGGTAATTGGTTCCATCAAACATGGGCAGATGCTGAAGCAGAGATAAATGGCTTCCATACAATTAAATTGAATTGGGAACTACATCCAGAACGTGACCAGGAATGGCGCGACCAACAAACACAACTATTAGGCGAACGAGGTGCAGCACAAGAATGTGATTGCGATTTCATTAGTTCAGGACACACTGTAATTGATGGTGCTATATTACTAGAATTTGATGAAAAATGTATAGAACCAATTGAAAAGAGAGGCTTTGACAATGCGTATTGGATATGGGAATATCCTGACTATGCTAAAGATTATTTAGTTGTAGCAGACGTTGCGCGAGGTGATGGTGGCGACTGGTCTACATTCCATGTTATTGATGTACAAGATGTACGACAGGTTGCAGAATATAAAGGTAAACTACCTCCAAAAGATTTTGGTAACATGCTCGTAACAGTTGCAACTGAATGGAATAATGCATTGCTAGCAATTGAAAATGCAAACATTGGATGGGCTGCAATTCAGCCGGCATTAGACAGAAATTATGAAAATATATTTTATACATATAAAGATGACGGATATGTTGATACAGATGTACAATTGAAAAAAGGTTATGATATGAAAGATAAGAGCCAAATGGTTCCTGGAGTATCAACTACAACTCGTACACGCCCATTAATGATATCAGCATTAGAAATGTATATGAGAGAGCGAACACCGGTAATTAGAAGCAAACGATTGATTCAAGAATTGTTTGTGTTTATTTGGTTGAATGGTAAAGCTCAATCACAAAGCGGATACAATGATGACTTGGTTATGGCATTCTGTATCGGGTTATGGTTACGTGATACATCACTCAAGTTAAGACAACAAGGTATTGAATTAACAAAACGGTCATTGTCACAATTTCAAAAAACAGATCCAGTTATATATACAGGCCGAGCAGCTAATCAACCGGACGGATGGTCATGGAATAATGGATATAATGATGAAGATTTAACGTGGTTAATACGTTAAATTAGCTACGGTTCTGTAACTAGTTATATTTATAATAAAATTGATAATATTATGGCGTCTTTAAGAAAACGTTTACAAAATCTATTTAGCACAAATGTAATTGTTCGTGCATATGGTAAAGATAAATTACGTGTAGTCGATACAAATCGATTGCAAAGTGCTGGTAATTTAAGACAATCAAAAATAACAGACCGATATACCAGATTGCATGGTGCTAATCGACATATGGCCGGCGGTATGGGTGGATATGATTCTAACTATTATATGCATCAGAATCGTATGCAGTTATATGCTGATTATGAAATGATGGATAAAGATCCAATTATATCTTCAGCATTAGACATATATTCAGACGAATCAACATTAGCAGATCAATTTGGTGATATATTAACAATTAAAACAAATAATACTCAAATACAAAAAATACTTTATAATTTATTTTATGATGTATTAAATATAGAATTTAATTTATGGACATGGATTCGTAACATGACCAAATATGGTGATTTCTTTTTAAAATTAGATATTGCTGATGAAATTGGCATATTAAATGCACGTCCATTTTCAAGCTATGAAGTAGAGCGATGGGAAGAATATAACGATGTTACTGGAGAATATGATATTAAATTCAAACATGTTGCTGATCAACAACAAAAATATGATGTGTTTGAAATAGCACATTTCCGTGTATTATCAGATTCTAACTTTTTACCATATGGTAGATCCATGTTAGAAGGAGCCCGTAAAGAATTTCAAAAATTAATGATGTTAGAAGATGCCATGTTAATACACCGTATTATGCGTGCTCCAGAAAAACGTATTTTTAAAATTGATATTGGTAATATTCCACCAAATGAAGTTGATTCATTCATGGAAACAATTATCAATAAAATGAAAAAAATTCCACACGTTGATTCACAAACGGGAAATTATAATCTTAAATTTAATCTTAACAACATGTTGGAAGATTATTATTTGCCAGTTCGCGGAGGCCAATCATCTACATCAATTGACACATTACCTGGAATGACTTTTACGGGTATTGAAGATATCGAATATGTTAAAAATAAAATGATGGCAGCACTTAAAATACCTAAACCATTTTTAGGATACAGTGAAGCAGTAGAAGGCAAAACTACATTAGCATCCATGGATATTCGTTTTGCTAGAACAATTGAACGACTTCAAAAAATTGTATGTTCTGAATTAACAAAGATTGCAATCATACATTTATATGCACAAGGTTTTGAAGGTGAAGATTTAATTGGATTTGAACTAGAATTAACGGCACCATCAATTATTTATGATCAGCAAAAAGTTGCATTAATGACTGAAAAAATGACATTAGCAACAGCAATGAAAGATTCAAAATTACTTTCAGATAAATACGTATATGAATTCATATTTAATATGTCTGAGGATGAATGGTTACAACAACGAACTGATATTGTAGAAGACTTAAAATTACGATTCCGTCAAAATCAAATTGAACAAGAAGGAAATGATCCAGCAATTACCGGTGAGTCTTTTGGAACACCTCATGATTTAGCATCAATGCATATGAGTAGTGATGATGTTGAACAAAAAGATAAAGGCGGTCGTCCAAAAGAAGGAATTAAATTTGGTCAACATAAAAATGAATTTGGATGGGATCCGACAGGTGCAAAAACAATGAAACAAGCATTTAATCCAGAAAATCAAAAAACAGCATTTCAACCTGATATACAAGCAAGTCGACTGTCTAAACCAATATCTGCAGAAAGTCATGATATATTAAAATATTTAAAAGGTAAGAAAGGTCCGAAAATAATTATAGAATCACTAAAAAACAAACAACAAACATCGGAAAATAATGATTTAGGAACCATGTTAGACGAAAATAACATTTTATAAACTTTAATCATATTTATTAAAAAATAAAGTACTGACACGACATGAAGAAATTAAAACATTCAAAATATAAAAACACCGGTATTCTGTTTGAATTGTTAGTAAGAAAATTAACATCAGAAACATTATCATCGAATAAGTCAGTTACTATTGACATTATTAAAAAATATTTTGGAAAAAATACTGAATTATCAAAAGAATTGCATTTGTATAATTCATTGATAAAAGAACAATTTCGAAGTGAAGCTTTGGGTTTAGATTATATACGAACTATTAAAGCTACATATGATACATTGAATCAAAGTGTATTAAAAAGACAACGATACAATCTTATAAAAGAAATATCAGAAAAATTTGTATTTGATAATATGGCAAAAACACATGTTACCAATTATAAAGTATTAGCATCAGCATACATGATATTTGAATATGCAGAAACAGATAATCCAAAACAACTCATGGAATGCAAATCTGCAATTTTAGCAAATGGGTTACAAGGTAAAAAGCTAGTAGAACGAAAAGATCCAGTAATTGAATCATTTGAATCACAAACAAAAGACATACGATTATTAACGTATAAATTAATTATAGATAAATTCAACGAAAAATATTCCGGATTAGATGAATCGCAAAAACAATTGTTAAATAAATACATTGTTAATGTAAATGATACCGTAGCATTAAAAGATTATATTCAAATTATAATTCCAGAAATAAAAACACAATTATCAGAACACGCAAAACAAATTACAGATAAAGCAACAAAAATTAAAGTTAACAAATTGTCTGAAATGTTATGCACAGTTGAAAACATGAAAACAATTAAAGAATCGCACGTATTATCATTATTGCGATATTTTGATTTAGTTCGCGAATTAAAAGAGATGCACCTATGAAATCATTGATAGCAGAAATGGCAAAACGGTTTCATGAAATAGTAGAAGAGTCATGCGAATCATGTGACAGACCTAAATCTAATTGCAAGTGTGATGAAGAATTAGACGAAATGAATACAACAGGTGCAATTGCTGGCTATAATACCCCAAATGCATTTACTTCAGAAAAGAATTTTAAAAAGAAAAAATTCAAATACGAAAATGTAAACACGCCACCGTCTTATAAATTTGATAGTATGCATGAACCAGAATCAAAAGAAGAAGATAGATCAGATAAAAATTTTGCAGTAGGACCAAAGTCATCATGGCATAACGAATCTGAAGAATATCCTAATGATGATCGAGAATTAGAAGAAACTAGTCACATGTATAAACAAGTACATGAAACGATGGATTTAAAATACGAACAACTTATTGAATCATATCGTAAATTTACTACGGATGAAGCAACAACTTCACCTGAACAAAAAGTTAAAAAAACAATTCGCGAAGTATCAAAACGACTTCAAGAAATAGAACAATTGGTAAATTATAGTTCTAGACTAAAAACTGAATCAGGGTTATCTAGAGACGGATATGGAACATCAGTTAATACTGCATTAATAAAAATATCAGAACGATTAACAAAAATAGCAGAACGCGTGAGAGCATTGGGAGAATAGTATGTCAAAACAACTAATATTAGAATATATGCCATTTAAGCCATTTGGTTCAATATCAGAATCAACAGGGGCATCATATGGAGTACCAGGCGGTGTTGTTGTACAAGGTGTTTTACAAAGAGCAGGCGCAAAAAATCAAAACGGCAGAATATATCCTAGAGCAATTTTAGACAGAGAATGCAAACGTTATCAACAAGAATATATAGATCAACATAGAGCATTAGGCGAATTAGATCATCCAGAATCATCAGTAGTCAATTTAAATAACGTTTCACATAACGTGCTTAAAATTTGGTGGAAAGGTGATGATTTATGTGGAGCGGTACAAATTCTAGAAACACCATCAGGTAGGATTCTTAAAGAACTATTTAAAGCTGGAATTACTTTAGGTATTTCAAGCCGCGGATTAGGTTCTGTTAAAGAATTACGTAGTGAGGGTGTAGTAGAAGTACAAGAAGACTTTGAATTAATATGTTGGGACTTTGTATCTAATCCATCTACACAAGGGGCATTTATGCGTCCTACGCATATGAACGAATCAACAAATAAACAAATCACCAATAACAAATATAATAAAGTAAACAGCATTATTACATCTATTTTATGTGATGATGGCAAATGTAGGATATAATTATGAGAACTCCAAATTTAAAATTCATTCTAGAAACTATTTTAGAAGATGATGACCAGCCAAAAACAGTTTCACCTCAAGTAAAACAACAATTTCTTAGAGATATAGCAAATTTCTCAGAATTAGGCCAATCCATATATGGAAGAACCGATTTAGAACAAACAGTTAATCGTGTTAAGCATATTGTTGATCGAGCTAATGATATTATGGCTGAAAAAGATAGTAAAGATAAAATAGTTGGATTTAAAAAAACTAATAAACGATTACGTGAAGATTTGAAAGACTTTGAACAAGCAGCTCGTGAATTACACCAAGCACAGCAGCACATGACAATGTGTTATGAAAACATTGGACAACATTTAAGTAAATATTTTGATGTTAATTAATTTGGATATTTGAAAAAATATTATTATAATATATAGGTAAATGATGAATAACATTAAGAAATTATACAAAGAATTCTTTGGGTATAGACTTAACGAGGCCATGGAAGATACATCTGTTGATCCAAAAGAAATTGATGCTGCAAATAAAGGATTTGACCAGTTATTGCCAAAAGTAAAAGAATTAAAAGCATTAATGGGCGAGACTGAAATTGATGAAGCTCAGCTTGTTAATAATTTAACAGACTATCGAGGTGGTATTGAATATGTAGTTCGAGATCCACAAACCGCACAAAGTGTTTTAGATGAAATTCGACAATGGTCCGAAAAAAAAGGATTTACTATTATTAAAAGTATGCTATCTAAAACAGGCCGAATTGGATATATCTATTATAGATTAGGTGAAGATCCTGCATTAGAGTCTCAAAAGCTACAAGGATATTTAGCACAAAAACCAGAACTTAAACATTTTAGATTTCATGTTCGCGGAGAACAACAATCTAGTCGACCAACAACACCGACACCAACACCGACACCGACACGTAATCCACAAAGAAACATTTAAACCAGTTATATGACAAAAAAACAAAAACAACATCAAACAATTGTCCCGGGTAATGCATTAGCAGTTAATGTAGTAGGACCCGCGCGTGAAGATTTAGCATTTGCATTAAAAATATGGAAACGAAAAATTAAAAATTCACAAGTTCTAGAACAAACCAAAGACAGAAAAGAATTTATTAAACCAAGTGCAGTAAAAAGAAAACAATTAATTGCTGCAAAGTTTATACAACATGTTCGAGATAAACATTCAATTTAATACATATATAATATAGTTAATAAGTCCTAGCAAAAAAAGTTAGGACTTTTTTACTGGTTTTTAAAACATACCTATATTTATTGTAAATACGCTATTATTCTATATAGTGTCTATAACTAAAATATTCTATTAAGATTTCAAATAATCTTATTTCCAAAAAACAATTTAGGGAGAACAACTATGGCAAAATCAGATTTGCTAAAAGAAGCGATCGCTGATGCAAAAGCAGTAAAAGAAACAGCTCTAGCAAATGCAAAGATTGCTTTACAAGAAGCATTCATGCCTCGTTTCGAAAATATGCTAGCAACTAGCATGGAACATGAAATGATGGATGAGGATGAAGAAGAAATGCCTGCAGAAGAACCAGTTGATGGGTTTGACGCAGAAGAAGAAATGCCAGAAGGTGGCGACGATTTTAATTGGACAGACGATCAGTTATCTGCATCAGTAGGTGGAAATGAGTATGACTTTAAAATTGGAATGGGCGGCGACGAAGACGAAATGCCAGAAGCAATGCCAACATCTGATAACGAAATGCCAGCATCTGACGAAGAAATGGGCGATGAGTACAACGAAGGAATGTATAATGCTGAAGATGAATTAGACCTTCAAGAAATTATTCGTGAGTTAGAAGGCGGATCAGACGAAATGAATGCAGATGTTGAAATGACCGATGACGAATCAATGCCAACAGAAGGTATGTATTATGAAGACGAAGAAACCGACGAGGAAGACATCGACGGAATCATTGAAGCAATTCTTCGTGAAAATGAAGAAGATACAATGTCGGCAGAACCAGTAGACGCAGAAGTTGTAGCAGAGATGGAAGCTGAACTAGAGAAAAAAGACGACGAACTTCATGAAGCGTACAAAACCGTTAAGCAATTAAAAAGTATTATCAATGAAGTTAATCTTTTAAATGCATAACTTCTTTACACAAACAAATTGTTCAGAAACTTTGAATTATCAGAAAATCAAAAAATGAAAGTAATTGAAAACTTTGATACAGCTGGTAATCCAAGAGAAGTTAA